CTACTCCTAAATACATATCTTTAAATATGTCTGCAATTGTTTCTATTTCAAATTCATCACATTCTACTTCGTATTTTCCAAATATATACAACTCTATTCCTCCTCATAATAATCATCTTCAAAAAATCCCAATTTGTATTCTTCCTCAAACGTTAATAGTTTACCATTTTTGTAAACATCAAATGCACAATGACCATTATCATAAGACCATAACCAATTTTGTCTAAACCATCTTAATATCTTATCTATACTTTCATTTTTATAACTATCAATTTTACAATGATACTGCCAAATATCAATTTTCCATTATTCCTCCTTTACTTTTTCTACTAGTCCTGCTTGGATTAGGTCAGTTAAAAGTTCTTTTTGATATTCTTCCCAACTACTTCCGCAAAAATCTTCAATGCATATAAAAATTGTTCTATCTTTATATATTGCTATGTAATCGTTGTATTCTAAGTCTTTAATATAAGCTTTGTGGCAAGCATCATCTAATCCTAATCTATATCCAAACTTCTCTAATTCTTTTAAATCTACTCCGTTCTTTTATCTTTAACATATTTCCTCCTTTACTTTATAACAGTTAGCTTCAAACAATTCTTTTGTTAGTATTGTTTTGATATCAGCTTGATATATGTAATATTTCATATCTGTTCCTTTAAATTGTGCTGTTCTGTATTGTGTCACTAACTTTCTTCCTCTATATTCTTCTGTTCCATCATCTAATGTTTCCCAATATTCAATTATATCTATTACTAATTCACCATTCACATAGTCTCCTATTTTTGTTAAATCTATTGTATTAAATGAGTGTGTCTCTATGTCTTCTAATGTATGTACTCCATTTACTAGTAGCACGTTACGTTTTCTATATCCAAAACCTTTTTCTTTTCTTGTTTCTGGTGTATTTACAGTTTTTACTTTTCTTATTAATCCTTTTTTAGTTCTATAATACTCTCCTACTTCTATCATATTTCCTCCTTATATAAACCTTTTCCACAATTATAGCCACCATACATGCAAAGCATTGCAAGTATAAATGCATTTTGAGTTTTATTAAATATAATGATTCCAACTATAATTTCAACTATTCCAAATATAAAATCCATATATTTCATCTCATATTTCCTCCTATCTCATACCTTCAAATTCTATATATCCTTCACGTTTTAATTTATTTAGTTTCTTGTCCATTTCTCTAAATCTTTCTTCTATTTTAATTACTTCTTTCTCTTCCAACATCTTCAATATCTCTTCCTTTGCTTTTATAAACTCTGCACTGTAACATATTGAATTTATGTATTTGTTATATATTATGTGTTTATCTAAGTTGTTTAAGATTTCTATTATTTCGTTCATGTTGTTTCCTCCCATCCAATTGCTAGTCTGATATACTTTATAACGTCATCTTCTTGCATAATTTTATTTTCAATAACTCTTTTAGAATATTTGTCTATTCCTTCCATAACTTTTTTATTGAACTTATTTTCTTTTGCATTATCTTCTAATCTCATTAAGAACCATTTAAACATTTTTAACATAACTGTTTTTGGCATTTGTTCATCTTGTTGTTTTAACCAATCGTCAAATGTTTGTTGATTTTCAAAGCCTTCTATAAAAATGTTTTTTGAAACTTGTATCATTTTTACCTCCTTTTTAATGGTAACGGACTTGTTAACTGTGTAAAAACTTCTTAAATCTTTAGAGCTGTAAGGCGGTAACTGAGTTAGCTGACTTTTTGTTAAACTCATTCCTTATATGTTTTTATATAAGTGTACTTATATTTATATTTATTTATATTCTTATAACTCAGTTAAGTCAGTTAATATATATATTTATATATATTTACAGTCAGTTACCAACTCAGTTAATACTTAGTTATTAAGTCAGTGACAACTGCTCAAATTTTTCTTGTTTGACGTAACATCTTTTTAAAACATTATTCCTTTTGATTTGTTTTCTTTCATAACCTAATTTCTTCATTTCTGTTCCAAATCTAGTCATACTCATTTCACTTTTTAATCCATTTTCTATCTTCCATGCATTAAATGATGTATATACTTCTTGACATGCTATTGTTGATATATCTTCATCTTCATAAACTTCACTTAAAAAACATAAAACTGGATTATTACCTTTCATATATTCTTGAGTTTCTAATTTTACTTGTTCTGGTATAGTAAATTCTTTTCTTATTAAAACTTCATGTATTGCTTGAAGAGATTTATATAATACATATTCTAAATTTTCTATTTTCCTTAACTTTTCACTTATAAAAGGATCATAATTACTTTTTCCTTTTTTAAATTCTGCATTTAGTGGTATTATTACTAATCTTCTATTAAGTCCATTTGTAGTGTCATTAATTCTTGGTAAAGAATTGTAGCTCATTATCATTTTTGTATTTATTTTTGCACTAAAACTATTTTGTCCTTTAAACTCAATACTTGTATAACTTTCACCTGTAAGCCTTTTCATTGTTGAGATATCTTCCAAATAACTGCTACTACAATCATCTGCTATGTTTGCCAATTTCATATATAGCTCTGATTTTCCAAATCTACTTGTTGATATTTCTTTTAAATCAACATGTGATACATTGTTTTCACCTAAAACTCTTGTTATCATATTTAATAATGTTGATTTTCCATTTGCTCCATTTCCTACAAGCATAAATACTTTTTGAAATGGCATTCCTCTATATAAGCAATAACCTATCATTTCATATAAAAGTCGTATTATTTCTTTATCATTAACAGCTAAATTACTCATTATTGTGTCAATTTCTTCATTTTCATCATGTTCATAATAATTTATATCAATTTTATTTCTTGTTATTATTTTTGGAGTATGTGCTTCTAGTTTTAAAGTTTTTATGTCTAAAATTCCATTTGATAAACATATATATTTTTCTGAAGATTCTTCTACACTATCGCATTTGTCTTTTATATAATCCTTTACTTCCCTTTTCTTTGTCATTGATAAGTTTGGTATTAAATTTACTATTAACTTTCCTAATCCTTCTTCGCAAGGAATATAACTGCCTTCTGAATACATATAAAGTTTTTTCTCAATATTCACTATGTTATATTTTTTGATTAAGTAATCTCCAAAAGCATCATGCATAAATTTATTATCATCGTAGAATGCCATCTTATTAAATTTCATTTCTTTTTCTGAATGGAGATATTCATTTAAATCAAATTTACCTTTCATATGTAATTGAGATACATCTTTACAATTAAACTTTTTACATGAAATTATTTTACATTTACTATTATCTATATATCTTAATATCGTTCCTACAAATGTTTCTCCGCCTTGATCTTCTTCATGCTGAATATATATTGTTTTAAATCTATCTAATAATTCTATATACTCTTCTTTAAAGTTTTTTGCTCCTGGTATTCCGTAAGGCTTGTGCTTTGTAATACCAAAGAGTTTGTGCATCTGATTCTCCCTCAACTAAAACAATATAGTCATCGTTAAATTCTCTTAGCTTCCATAGTCCATATGGTATTGTTTTAGAACCTTTCTTCCATGAAAACCTTTGAGGATTATTAGGGTGATTTCTATATCTAGTGGCCATTATATTGTTGTTAATATCAAAGTAAGGAATAACTACATTTCTATTTCCGTTTGCTAACCCGTAGGCTTGTTAAAAACTCTATTGGTAAATACTTTTCCCTTGAATATTCTGTAACAGTATAAACAATAGGTTCTATTTCATTAAGTCTCATCCATGCTTCTTTTGTTGAAATGTTTTCTGTTTCAGCTAAAAAAGTAACTGCATTGCCTTTAGCTCCACATGCAAAACAATTATACGTTCCTGTTTGTAAATTAGCTCCAAAACTTGCATTGTGGTCATCATGGAAAGGGCATAATCCATTAATATTTCCATTTTCTATTTTTGCTTGTTTTAAATATTTACTATAAAATTTTTCATAATTCACTTATTACACCTGCCTTTTCTTTTGAGTAAAGGCAGCACAATTCCACTTATGCTGCCTCTTATTTCTAGCCCCAACCTAAATCTTCTTTTATTTCATCTGATTCAGTAACAGGTATATTTGCTTTTTTGAATTTTTCTGCAATTTTAAAAGTTTTAAATCCTTTTTTATTTTTTCCATATTCAAGTGCATATTCTTCATTAACAATTTTTTCATATATATTTAGTAACAAAATATTGTAATTTGCATAACCTTTAAATTCTACTATTTCGTCTGTTTCTAAACTTCTTAAAAACTCATTAACAACATGTATTTGAAATCCTTCTCTTACTAATTGATTCATAAATATTAATCTTCCTTGATTTTTTCCATTTAATATTTCAAACCAAGTTGTTACCATAGGGTCTCCTTTTTTAGATTGTCCTAATTCTAATTTTGTAATTTTAACTTCATATGTTCCTTCTTCAACTTCGTCATATTCTCCAAATTCTCTTGTTGATGCATCTTGTACATCTTTCTCTAATCCTTCTATATCTACTTTACTATCAAATTCTTCCCAATTAATTGCCATTATTTTTTACCTCCATTTATAAATTCTTTTTTAAATTCTTCCACATTTAGTGGTATTCTAGTTTGTTGTAAACCTATTCTGTTTCCACCAAACACATAATCGTTATATGTAAAATCTAAATATCTTTTATTATCATTATCTAGAATTACTCTTGCTGTAATATCTACCATTCCAGCTAGTTTTTTTGCTATTTTTTCTTGTAGGTTTACAGTGTAACTTGTAATACTTGTACCATTTTTAAAATTTACTTCTTCTACTTTGTCATGACTTAGTAAAACAATGTTATAATCACTGTTAATAATTCTTTTTATTATTGTTAAAAATTCTGTTTTAATCATGTCATAACCTTTTCCATATCCCGCATCTGATTCATGTTCTATTTCTAGTTTGTTATACATATAAACTCTACATGCTTCATATACATCTTCTATTAAATCTATAACTATTGTTTTGTAAGAGTGATTTCCTGCTATTATTTCATCTACTGCTTCTTTAAAAACTTCCCAAGCAAATTTTACTTTTTTTATTCTTCCCTCCATACTTACTTCATCTCTTATTGCTATATATGGAGCATCTACATATTGTATATTTCCATCTGTATTTAATATCAATGGTTCTGGAAATCCGTTAGCAAAAGTTGTTTTTCCACTCATAGGACTTCCATATAAATATAATTTTACTTTTTTAGATGCCTGAACATCTCTTTTTTTATTTTCTGGTAACATCTTATTTCCTCCTTATTTATTTGAAATCATATAATCTATTGTTTCATTTGATTGGCAATATTCTTTATAATCACACCAATCACATAATTTTGTTTCATTTTTGTTAAAAGTAATATCTTGTTCTAATACTTTTATTTCTTCAAAAAAGTCTTTTACTTTAGATTCGTCATATTCAACTTTTTTTAATTGCAACTTTTTTGTTTTTAATGTGTCTTGTAAACGTTTTCTAAATTGATATGTATCTTCTGTTTTTTTCATTCTTATTGAAACTTTAGGAATGAACAGATATCCTAAATTTCTAACTTTAAAGCCTTTTTTCTCTAAATAATATTTATATAGATGTATTTGTTTTGATTGAATATAATTATCTATGTTGTTAGAATATTTGAAATCTATAACATCAACAGTTCCGTCTTGATTTTTTATCATTAAATCTATGAATCCTATGTATTCTGAATTTTTAAGTTCATATTCATAAGTAAAATTGTCTCCGTAGATTTTTTAGTTGCTCTCTTACTATTGGTATCCAATATTCTAATTTCATTATTTCTTCAATGTGTTTATCTGTTATTTTAGGAAATTGTTGTTTGTAATACATGATTGCTACATCTAATCCTTGTTCAATTCCTAAGTGTACTGTTGTTCCAACTATTAATGCATTATCTGCTTCAAAGTCATCATAAACTTTTAACTTGTCTACATATCTGTATTTATATTGTCTAGGGCAATTATTATAAGTTGAAACTTTTGAATAACTGTACATTATTTTTTACCTCCAGTATTTTTTTCTTAAATTCTTTAAATTGGTTTGGTCTTAATACAATAGCTTGTCCTCCTGATTTTTTTATTTCTTCTATGTTCCATAGCTGTAATGCAGTTGGTTTTCCTGCATCTGTTTTCAATTCTATTGCTATGAATAATCCATTTAAACAAATTATGATGTCCGGTATACCTGCACGTTGAAATCCGACCTCCCCATATTTTTATGTAATAAATATTATTTTGTTTTAAAAATGGAATGACATATTTGTTCTGAAAATCTTTTTCTAACATTAGTCCTCCAATTCATCAATACTAAGTTGTTTATTAATTTTTTCAACAAATACTTCGTTAGTTTCTTCATTAATTTTTAACTCATAGTCATATCCGACACTACCTTTATTTGTATTTTTAGTTTCTTTTATTTTTTCGCTTATTGAATAATCAATTCTAGGTTCTTCCCATTCGATGTATTCGCCTTCCTCTGTTGTATCTCCGAAGTGAGAACTATCTAAATTTATCTTCAAATTAATTTCTGCTTCTCTTTTTCCTGTAACAACGATATTCATAAGTCTATTCAATATAATTTCCAGTTGATCCCTCATAGGTTTTAATAATTCACTATCTAAATCTAATTTTTGCATTTTATAATTCCTCCTTTTTAAATAATTCATCTGTATAGTCTTTTCTTTGTTTCAATGTTTCAAGTATTTTTTCTTCAATTGAATTTTCAGTAATTAAGTAATAATACATACAATTATTTTTTTGCCCTATACGATGAATACGTTTCTTCGATTGTTCAAATAATTCTGAACTTAGAGGCAAACTAAAATAAATTATTTTATTTGCCTTTT